GCCCCCCTCTCGTGCGTGCCTGGAATGATGGAAGCATAACACATAGGGGTAGGGAGTCAAGAGGTACCCCGAAAATGGACCCGAATTCGACGTCTTCCCAGGTCACAGCCTTGCGCTACACGCATGATAGCACCTCCGCAACCATGGGTTGACAAGCGGGAAAGCTCATACTGGTAATGAACGTTACCAGCACTTGCTCATGCACACGCGAGCTCGGCAGGCTTGGCCAGGGCTCGGCACGCACGGCCGCGCCCAACTCGGCCGGTCCGCTGCCGCGGGGGAGCGCGCGGGATGGTTCGCGCTGGTCAGGGGTGGTCTCGTATCATCCCGACGGTGGATCGGGAGATATACCACGACGACCTTCCCGATTTTTGTGCAGTGTCAGCGGAGGTTCATGAGGTTCCGGTATTCCAGAATCCTGGTATGATAAGTGCATGGATACTGATCTGCGACCACTAGTGCTGGTCGATGTCGACGGCGTGCTGAACGTGCTTGCAAGCGCGAAGCAGCGCCGGCGTCTCTGCTATCACGAGGGGTGGCTTCAAAGGCGCGTTGACGCCGGCGGCCTGACATTCCGGCTGTTCGTTAATCCCGCGAACGGGCCGCTGCTCTGGAAGCTCGTCAGGGAGACGGGCGCGGAGTTGGCCTGGGGCACAACCTGGGAAGATTACGCGAATCCGTGTGTCGGGCGGCTTCTGGGGCTCCCTGACTTGCGCTGGGCACCTGTCCGGGATGGTGACCATAAGGCTGACGGGATCGTGCCGTGGACTCAGGGGCGGCCGTTCGTGTGGTTTGATGACGAGCCTGACGCGGCCGAGGTGACGGCCCGGCTCGCGGGCGATCAGCCGCATCTGGTGGTCCAGGTAGATGAGTCGGTCGGCCTGACGGCGGACCACCTCGCAGAGGCCCGTGCATGGCTCGCGGACCTCCCGGCGGCTGCCTGATGTCTCGCCCCAAGAGCCCAGACGGCCATCGGCACCACGTCAACATCAAACTCTCCGATGCCGAGGCCGCCGCTATCGATGCCGTTCGCGGGAACCTTGAGCGCGGCCCGTGGATGAGGCATGCGGCCCTCTCGGTCGCATCCCGGAATCCCGGAATCCCGGAACCGAAGCGCGGACAGAAGGCCGCGGTTCCAGCGCCGCAGCCGAGGTTTGATCCGGGGTCACCGCCTCCGCAGCCGAAGGCGCGCCCCGCCGCCGCGCAAGGCAACTGCCCGCACCCGAAGGCCCGCATAAACAAGGGCCTGTGCGGTGCCTGCGGAACTTACGTCGGAAGCAAGAAGGTCAGCTCATGAGCGGCGCCGCGTGGATCGCCATGCTGATAGCGGTCGTGATCTTCGTCATCGGGATGGCCGTCGTGTCGAATTCGGGCAAGGGGAAGGCTAAGCAGGCGCGGTACTGCACGAAGCACGTCCTCACCCAGTCGCCGATCCCGGGCGGCCCGGAGCGGCTGACGTGGGTGTACGGCAATCACCGGACGCGGGGCAATGCCTGCGACGGGGCGGAGCACAGGCGGAGATCAGCGTGGTGGTGACGGGCTAGTCCGGCCACTCTGCCGCGTAGAGGCTAGGCGAAACTCTCGGCCAGGAACCCGTAGTCGTGACCCAGTACCTCGGCGCACGTCTTAGAGTTCCAGCACGCCGGGCAGACGGCAATGTGACCGCCATCGCGCCCCGGCCTGCTGGCGAGCGGCTTGATAGTGAAGAAGCGCCAGCCGGAGGGAAGCGCCTGGACCGGGCCGGCAGGATCCGTGCGGGCGCCGCAGCCGTTGCATTCGGCTATCTGGAGGAAGCTCACTCGCTCATCATCCCGTTCCGCGCAGGTGTACCTGTGGTCAGGCCACGCGCCGCAGCACACGCGAACGGGGCCGGTCTCGCCGAGGTTCACGCTGTGTACGGCCCCTCGCAGCCTATGCAGTGACCCTTCGCCTCGTGCCGGGCGAGTGCTTCAACGACAGTCATCCCCTGGACGTTCACTCTCGCCGCTACCTCGCGTGCCCGTTCCATCGCATCCTCATGAGTGAACCGGTGCTCCGCGATCTCCGTCTTCGCCCGCTCCGACGGCAGGTTCTCGTAATGCCACAGCCAGTCCCGGCCGAGCACGGGGGCGTCGCCGGACAGGTCGCCTCGGCGCACCGACCAGTTCCCGAATCCCTCATGCCGGACGGTGACGCACCACAGCGCCTGGTCCATGCAGCGGATCGTGTCCGGCCAGATGCTCACCTTGTAGGCGACGGGCATGACGCTGACCTCTGCCTGCACGGACTTCGCTGCTGCCTCGCTCACGCGCCAACCTTACCGGAGGTGACCGTGACCCTCCCGGTCTCTGATGACGACTTCGAGAAGCCGATAGCCGACAAGACCCCGTGGCGGCTGGCGAAAACCCACCAGGACCGTGCAAGGCTGTGCATCCGCGCCGCGGAGATGAGGTCCAAGGGCGGGACATACGCACATATCTCCGAGGTGCTGGGCATGGACTCCCCGCAGGCGGCGAAGAAATGCGCCGAGGTGGGCTACGGCCTCGCCCCCGGTGATGACCTGCGGGTGGGCAGGCGCCGGGCGGCTGAGGAACTCGACATGATGCGCCGCAAGCTGTGGGAGCTCATCGACGGCACGTACTACAAGGTGGCGGCCAACGGATCGGTCGCCATGGACCCGGTGACCGGGAAGCCGCTGAAGGATGTCGATGCGATCGTCGCGGCGCTGCGGGCGCTGACTGAGGTGAACAAGCAGTACCGGCTGCTGCTGGGCACTGACGCGCCGAAACTGTCCGCGTCGATGGTCGCCACCGGCTCCCTGGAGGACATTCAGGCGCGGATCGCAGCTACGAGGGCGGAGATCGAGCAGGCCGAGCGGGAAGGCGGGGACGACGGGCTCGGCGGGGTTCTGGCGCTGGCCGCCGGGCCCGGCCCGTCCGTGCCGCCGGCGTCAGCGCATGCCGAGCGCGACGACCCCCTGTAACATCACGTGCAGGGAGGTTCCGTCTGCCCGGAGGCGGCCGTGCCGGCCAGCGCCTCGCTATAGGACTTCCCGGTGACAATGGTCTCGAACTTCAGCCGTTCCATGCGGGTGACCATGGAACCCGTGCCGCAACCGTCGGCGGTAACGTACTCGATGAAACGCCGGATGAACTCGCGGCCGGCTTCGTCCGTCTGCACTTTGGTCAGTTCGGGTTCGGAAGCCATCATGCGCCCGAGACGCGTTCCGTTAGATTCGGGCTCGCTCACGGATTCTCCCGCTTCCATTCACAGCGCCGCAGAGTGTGCCTGCGCCCGGTGCCCGGCTCCCATATACCCGGCTTCCAGGCAGTGGCACGGTCAGCGGACGGCCGCTCGGGCATCGCCGCCACGGGCGTGCCGCAGCACTCGCAGGTGATCGCGGGGCCTCCCTCCCGGTAGCGGACAACATAATCCGCCGACTCGATGACAGAACGGGCGTCCTCGGCGAGAAGGTCGCTCACGACGTATTCCGCGTGGGTGCGCGTGGCCTCGGAGACGCTGATCACCTGGTCGATGCCGGAGCGCATGACGACCGCCCCGGGCGGCAGGTGCGGATCTGCGCGGATGCCCTCGCGGATGTGACGCAGCCAGTCCTCCGGCCCGGTCATCTCCGCTCTCCCGCAGTCTTCCCGGTCCATGCCTCCCATCATCCACCAGCGGGCGGTGAGACATGACCGTACTCGCCGGCGCCATGACGCTCGCCGAACAGGAACTCGCCGCTCTTGAGGAGCTTGAGGTACTCAAGGGCAAACTGGCGGCGATCCGCGGCAAGGGCGTGGCGGCCTACATCCACGATCCGGTCGGCTTCGTCGAGAACTGCGTGAAGTTCAAGCCGGGTCAGGGACTCGCGGGCTATCAGGCGGAGATCATCGGGGACCTGCCCCGCGTCAAGCGCGTCGCCGTACGAGGGCCCCGCGGACTGGGCAAGTCGGCGCTGGCCAGCTTCGTCGTCCTGTGGTTCGCGATCACCCGCGACGCGGCCGGGCGGGACTGGAAGATCGCCACCACGGCAGGGTCGTGGCAGCAGCTGGAAAGCTACCTGTGGCCTGAGATAAACAAGTGGTCGATGGCGCTGGACTGGGAGAAGATCGGCCGCCCCCCCTTCTCGCCGCGCAGCGAGCTGATGAAGACGCAGATGCGGCTCCGGCACGGCCTGGCCCTCGCCGCATCTCCCGACCAGCCTGACAAGATCGAGGGCCTGCACGCCGACTCGGTGCTCGTGCTGCTCGATGAGTCGAAGATCATCTCCCCGGCGATCTTCGACTCGATCGAGGGCGCGTTCTCCGGCGCCGGCGAAGGGTCAGACCTGGAGGCGCTCGCACTCGCCGTGTCAACCCCCGGTGAGCCTGCCGGCCGTTTCTACGACATCCACCGCCGCGCCCCCGGCCTCGAGGACTGGCACACTCGCCACGTCACCCTTGACGAAGCCGTGACCGCGAAGCGGATGACCTACGACTGGGCTGATAAGCGCAGGAAACTGTGGGGCGAGACGAGTGCCCTGTACCAGAACCACGTCCTCGGCGAGTTCTGCGCCGACGATGAGGACGCGGTGATCCCGCTGCGCTGGGTGGAAGCGGCGTTCGAGCGGTGGCGGCAGTGGGAGTTCGCGGGCAAGCCCGACCAGGACGGCCTGAAGGTCATCGGCGTTGACGTGGCCCGCTCCGGGCTTGACAAGACCGTCGCGGCTGTGCGGCACGGCGACGTGATCACCCGGATCGCGGCGTGGGCGAAAGCCGACACCATGGAAACCACGGGACGCGTCAAGGGGATCATGGAGGCCGAGCCGGGCGCGACTGCCGTGGTCGACGTGATCGGCATCGGTGCCGGGGTTTACGACCGCCTCCGGGAACAGGGACTGTCCGCGGACCCGTTCAATGCGGGACGCAAGACCACCCGCAAGGATTCCACCGGCCAGTTCGGCTACTTCAACGTCCGGTCCGAGGGCTGGTGGAACCTGCGGCAGAGCCTCGAGCCGCCCCGGTCGCAACTCGCGCTCCCCCCCGATGACGAACTCGCCGGCGACCTGACCGCCCTGCACTACTCCCACACCTCCGACGGGAAGATCCGCGTCGAGGGCAAGGACGACATCCGCAAGCGCATCGGCCGGTCAACGGACCGGGGTGACGGGGTAATGCAGGCGTTCTTCCTGTCGTCAGGCTCGTGGGCCGACGCCTACGGGACTATGGACTGCCCCGCCGCCAAGTGCGGTCGCTCGTTCATGCGGGAAGCGGACGGGAAGCCCCGGACCGAGTGCCCGTTCTGTCATGCACCCCTGGACGAACCCGAGAGCGAGGCAGCCTGACCTTGGACGGAGACCGGGAGCGGGTGAGCAATACCCCGTCACAGATCGCGGAGGAGGTTGCGGCCGAACTCGGCATCCCGGCGTCCGCGCCGATGTCCGGCGAGCAAGTCGCGCAGTTCCGGGAGGAGTTCGGGCGGCGCTATGCTGAGGAGGCATCCAAGCCTCCCCGGTGGCTCCTGCCCCGCCCGCCGAAGCACGGCGGCAACCTCCGTATCGACTGGCCCGCGCCGGACGGGAAGCTGCTGCCGGGCCGGAAGGTCTGCCTGTACGACGCGGACACCGGCCGGCAGATCAAGACCGCCATGCGAGTGGCCGTTGATCCCGCGCTCCCGATCATCGCGACCGCGACCGTATTCGCCGATGAGAACGGTGAGCCGGTTTTCGACGGCGAGCCGGCGCTGAACGCGGCAGGAGACGACATCCGCACCGTCGACGTGGAGTTCATCGTGACGGACATGCGGTTCGTGAAGGAGGACGCATGATGCCGCCCGGTGCCCGGCGCATTCCCGACGCCGAGGCGGAGATGGAGCGCCTCGCGGCGGCCAGGCAGTCACCCGCTCCGAACCCGGATACGTGGACCGTCGAGACCGTCGAACGGATCCGCATTACCCATCTGGCGACGGGAAAATATGCCGAGGCGCCTACCTGCGACGAGGCGCTCGGGAAGCTCGTCATGGAACTGGTGCAGTGCGGCGACATCACGATCAACGACGCCCGCAAGGCGCACGGACTCCCGCCCTTCGGCGCGTTCTCGTGACCCATCCCGGCGTCCCCACCTCTCCCGGCTTCCCTCCGCTGGAAGGTCCCGCCCGTGATGCCCTCCGCGCCGCACAGGACCGCCTGGGAGTCCTCACGGGCCGCCCGCAGTTCCCCCCGATACCCCCGGAGGAGCGCGAGGAGGCGCTGGAGAACGCCGCGGCCACGGCCTGCCTGTTCTGCGGCGCCTGGCATGAGGGTGCCTCCACCCCCGCCTGTCCCCGCCTCGCCGAGTTCAAGCTCAATGGGGACGGCAAGGTGATCGAGGGGAAGTTCTGGCCTGACGGGGTGTCCGCCTCGACGATAGAGACCGACGGCAGCGGGGAAGTCCGGACGGTCATCTACAACCGCACCGACAACTGGGACACGTCCCGGGTGGTGCGGGTACAGGACGCGGCCGAAGACGGCAGCGAGGAAGGCGCAGCCTGATGGCGCACATCATGAATGAGTTGCCTGACATCACGGTGCGACTGAGGGCCGAGCCTGCCGACGAGTTCTCCGCCCGCGTCCTCGGCGTGCTCGCACCCGGCGCGTTCCAGTCGTGTTCCCAGCCGCGCGAGGGCGGCATGTGCGGGTGCGGGGAACCGGAAGACAGCGACGACAAGCGCCTGACGCTGCGCCTGCCGCCTTACATGACCCTCTCGGGTGCGGTCCAGATCGCGAGAATCAGCGGTCAGTGGAGTGAGGTCTTCCCCGGACTCCAGTGCCAGGTGCGCAGGCTCGCCAACCCGGGCGAGCCCGAGGGGGCAGACCTTGAGTTCCGGCTCACACCTCCTGAGGGGTAACCGGATTGACCCCGCCGACTCCTGACCAGCAGGACGCCGCCCTCGCCGCGCTCACGGGCACAGTCACCGAGTCCAGGCCGGACACTGAACTCGCCCGGAACCTGATGCGCCTGCGCCTGGTCGCAGAGGCCAAGGCCAAGGGCATCCCCTGGACCGCGATCGGGAAGGCTCTCGGGGGGATCTCGGGGAAAGAAGCCAAGCGGGTCATGAAGCACCTCGCGGCCCGGACTCAGCGTGACCACCTCGTCGCCGAACTGGCTACCGGGAAAGGTTCCCGCGCGGTAGAGTCAGCTCCGGAAGGCCCCTCCCGTAGTCCAGTCACATGCGCTACGGCGGGGCCTTCCCCGCGTTCCCCTTCCAGAGCGTCAGAGAACCCGTGACCCCTCTCGCTGAGCTTTTCGCCCTCCAGTCCCTCCCCCCGGACCTTCCCCCTGTTACCGCTACCCCGGAAGACGTGACCGCTGCCGCCTCCATGATCGGCTGGCTGTCTGATGTGGAGGAGCGGTGGATACCAGTGGCGGCGGTAAAGACGTGAGCGGCAAACTCCCTGACGATCCCCTGAGCATGCTCGCCGAAGCCTCCGCGCAACTCCACGAGTTGTTCATGTCTTACGTCGCCGCCGGCTTCGCCAGGCCTGAGGCGCTTATACCTCGTAGGCGTCATCCTTACCGCCGGTATGCGCCCGCAGCCGCCTGCGACGTAGGCCGATATCCGCTAGGATGTTCGCATAAGGTTCCGGAGGGTGCTCTAACACCCCCCGGAACGTGCCAACACCGATCGGGCCGGTGCGACACATGCAAGATACAGGCACGACTGCGGCAGGGTACAGCGCCGATACCGAGATCCTCACCCGCAACGGGTGGAGATTGTTCCCGGATCTCTCGCGTACCGATGAGTTCGCGGCGCGAACGCCGGGCGGTAGATTCGAATGGCAGCGCGCGACGCGCATAGTCCGGGACGAGCCGCACGACGGCGAGATGATCCGGTTCCACGGTCGCGCAGTGGATCTCCTCATTGCGCCAGCCCACCCAGTTCTATGGATGCCCGACGCTCGCGGCCTTCCCCGGCTATCGCCGGCGGCAGAACTGGCGGACCGGAAGTTGGCCCGGCCGCGCGCAACTGCGACGTTGTCCGCTCGGAGTGCATGGGAAGCGCCGGATTTGGCAGAGAAAGTCTTTCCCGGCGTACGCCATACGAAGATGGGGCCGAAGCCGCGCGACGTGCGCATGACGGGGGATCAGTACGCCGCGTTCATGGGCATGTACGCGGCCGAGGGAAACGCTACTCCCACGCCGAACGACTGGCTCGTGATGATCTCCCAGACTCGCGGCGGCAAGGGGTATGACGAATACCGCGAGATGCTGACCGCCATCTTCGGCCGGGAGCCAGGAAAGAGCAACTACGGGACGACGTGGGTTCTGCACTCGCGCGCCCTGTACGACTTCCTGCGCCCCCTCGGGAAGGCAACCGGCAAGTGGCTGCCTTCCGATGTCCTCGAACTTTCGCGCAGACAGCTAGAGATCTTCTGGCACTACTACTTTCTCGGCGATGGCAGCTACGAAGTTCGCCCTGGCAAGTCGACAGCGGCGGTAGCCGCGACGGCGAGTACCGTGCTGGCAGGTCAGTTGCAGGAGATCGTACAGAAACTCGGCGCGTCCGCTGCGGTATGCACGAACAGGACGCGCGCCACATCGCTGGTCGCCTCCGAAGGCCTGATTTACAAGGTGCGCATCCGCAGAACGGAGTGCCCGGCGTTCGCGGTCGACCCGGTTCCCTATTCCGGCACCGTCGGCCGCGTGGTGGTGCCGGCCGGAATCGTCTACGTGCGCCGTAATGGCAAGCCCGCATGGTGCGGATAACCTGCTGAACCTGAGTGAGGCGGTGATCAGTCATCGCTTCACCAGCCGCGATCTTGAGGGCAGCCCGGGCGGTGCCCGGCGCGCGGCCGACGCCGCCGCCGCAAGGGTCGCAGATCGGCATGGGTCAGGTCTCGCCGCTTGCGCTCCAACTGGCTACGGACGGCGGCTACGCATCGGCCTACGGGCCGTTTTTGCCGAGACCCGCGAGCCAGTTCACGGAAGGGGCTTTCGGCCCCTTCTCGCCGATCCTGCCGGTGCCGGTGGACACGCCGGCGCCCGGCGCGGACATGCCTTCTCCGCGGCGGATGCAATATCCCGTGGGAATCGATTTGCCGACCCCTCCGGGGCAGGACGGGTACAAGCTCGCTACATTCGACACGCTGAGAACACTTGCGGACGCCTACAGCGTCGCGCGTACGTGCATAGAGCGCCGCAAATACGAGATTGCCGGGCTTGACTGGGATATTGTTCCCACAAAGGAAGCTTCCAAGGCCTACCAGGGCGACCATTCCGCAATGAAGGACTTCGGGGAAAGGCGCGCTAAGGC